ATGGTCAGACCCTATCCAGTTTCTATCTAATGGCACTTTACCTATAGAAATATATTTCGATCCAACTCAAGTCTATCGTCTTGAAATTCGCCAACACGTTGGCTTAGGTTCACCAAGTCAATCAGACCCTTTAATCTACGTTATTCCTAATTATTCCCCTAATGGCGAGCAATTAACCCCCGCTGGAATGAGCAATGATTTAACAGGCAATCAAATAGCTAATCCACAATTTGTGAATGTTAATTTCAATTCTCCCTTTGTACTATCAAGCGTTACAAATCCACCCCCAATTGAAATAGCACCAGGTTGGTTTTTAATCCTTCAAGGAACGGGTAGTATCACGCTTAATCAAGTTGCTTTGAATAATAGCAATGAAAACCCTACTAATGCGCCTTACGCCCTTAGATTAACGATTAGTGGCACTTGGTCAACTACACCTATACTGAGACAGCGTTTTCAACAAAACGGTATGTTATGGGCTAATAAATACGTTGCTGGCTCTATTACAGCACTGATAAATGGTTCAGCACAGCCTATTACAGCAAGATTGGTTGATTCTAATGGCACCACATTAGGTTCAATTATGAACCCCACTGTCGGCGCTAGCTGGGCGGAATATTTAGGCAATGTGCTTTTACCTGCTACGACTAATCCTAATACACCGCCAGCGGCTTATATTGATTATCAAATATTATTGCCGCAAGTTGTCGATATTTATCTAACAAGCATTCAAGTCACTGTTTCAAACTTAGCGCAAAATTACACTTATGAGCAAGATTCGGTCGATAGACAGATTGACCACTTATTTCACTATTATCAGCCTAAGCTTAATTATAAGCCTATTAATTCATATTTGGTCGGCTGGGATTTCCCCAAAAACCCTGGTCAACTTGGTTATACGTGGGCAACCGCCGCGATGCCATCTGGCGCTAACCTATCGACATATACCTGGGACCAGACAATATTGTTTCAGAGTGTTTCCAAATCCGTGTCTGTAGCCCAAGGTTCTTCGGATGAATATGTTATTTCTAATGCTTCAGGCGCAGGGACACAAGTTGCTGTAATTCAATATCTTGATCAAGCTGAAGCTATAGAAATACTCAATGGAAATGTTTCAGTCAATATTGCAGGCTACTCGACTAATGGCGGTGGTATATCTGGCACCGTTTCTTTATGGTGTACGGCAGGAACAGTTCAAACAGCCATGACGAGCAATAATTCTATTGTTGCAACCTTAAATAGCGCTGGCTATCCGGCAACATTTAATCAGCCAACAGGCGGAACTTGGACTGAAATAACCCCGCAAATTGGTGGTGCAGGTTCAGCTATTTTTACATTAGGCGCAATGAAAACAAGCGGTCCTACACAATATAATGATATTCAAATTAATAGTTTTGGACTGAATAATGCAGGCGCAATAACTTCAGCAACCGTTAAGCAATTTGCGATTGTGGTAGGATTTGCTAATTTAGCTAATGGCGCAACTATCGTTTTAGAATCGATAAGTTTAGTTCCTGGAGATATAGCAACGAGACCGGCTGTTAAATCATTGGCGGAAACATTATTTGATTGTCAGCAATATTATGAACAAAGTTATTTACCATCAGAGATTGTTTCGCCGGCTGTTATTACAAATCAAATTCTAACAACTGGCCCTATTACGACTAATAATGCGCTGATTTCAGATCAAGCTGTTACATACGTTCCAGCAACTAATAAATCATTTTTTACAGAATCGGGATTTAGTATCAGTTATCTATCGGTTAAGAGATCTACATCACCCTCTATAAATTTATTTTCTCCCAGTACTGGTACCAAAAATGTAATTGATACTTATCTTTCTGTATCTTCAGCATTAGTATTAAGTACAGATGTGGTTTCGTCTTTTTGGGGAACGATAAATAGTAGCAATAGAGTATCTTCATTTTTCAGAACTGCCGGACCCTCAAGTTCTACCGGCACAGTCGGACAAGGTGCAGGAACTTGGATTTTTTATCATTATACTTCCGACGCTAGACTAGGAATCGTCACCTAACTATGATAGATTAAAATTAGAGGATATACACGAATGGCTATACTTTTTAATGAAAACTTTGATGAAACTATTCCTTTTAGCGATGTTTGTGTTCAGCTATTCTTAGCTACTTCAACAGCTCAATCTTATACCATTCCTGGCACTGCCCAACAAAGATATACGGTTAAATTTCAATATAGTAGTGATTCCAATGTTTTTGTATCTCGTGGCGCTTCATTTACTGTTCCTGCTTCTAATGCGCAATCAACGCAACAATATTGTGAATTTAAACCTGGTTATGGTGATGGTTGCACCCGTTATGCATCAGGTGGGGATGTTTTATATTTTATAACGCCTGATACCGCTGGTGCCTATATGAGTATACGATTGATGAGTTTACCTGGATAACTTATGACAAACGTTGTTAAAATCAGTCAATTTACCAATCTAGGGGCACCTACAGCGTCAGATTTGGTGACTGGTTTACAACCTGGTCCTTTGAATGCGAATTTTGTTATTACGGGTGGTGGAGAAACTGGTTTAGATCCTGTTTTCATTGAAGCTTCACAAACATTATTAACAAATACGCGAAATTTTGTAGTAGGAAGTAGTCAATGGTTAATTGCACTGCCTGCAACCTCAAATGTTAATGATGTTATTGTTATTGATTCTTTATCGAATTTTGGTTGGCAAATAGTTCAACAAGCTGGTCAACAAGTTCAATTTTTCAATAAAAGTACGACTTTAGGCGTCACCGGGTATGTGCAGTCAAATACTCAGGGTGATTCTATAACGATGGTTTGCACGGCGGCTAATACAAACTGGTTTTGTGAGGTCGTCACCGCAAGTGATTTAGTTATTAATTAAGGAAAAATGACATGGCTGCTGTTTATAGTAATGCTTTAAATCTATTCAATCTTACCCTAAAATCATCGCCTATTGCCGCGGATTTAGTTCCTTTAGGTGATAGCGCTGTTACAGGTGTTCCTCTTAAACAAACGACTGTTGGAGCAATTGTTGCTTTAGCTGAAGCGGGCGCAGCAGTTAATGTTACCGCCTCAACTCAGGCAATGGCTGCAAATACTACATATTATGTGGATTATACTGGTGGTGCATGTACCCTTACATTGCCTTTGGCAGCCTCAAGCCCTTTGAATACATTTGTAGAAATTATTGGGGGAGAAGCTAATACAGCTGGCTTTATTATAGCATTAAATACTAGTCAAACGATTCGTATGTTTTCTAATAGTACAACCACATCATCGGGAACTTTAACTACTCCTGGCGCATTTGATAGACTTTTAATTAAATGCACTGCAACATCTGGGGGATTAACCTGGAATGTTGTAGACTCACAATGTTCTGGCTCAGTAGAGATTCAGTAATATGCCAATAACAGCATTATCTACTGACTGGGGAACTTTCCCCAGAATTGTTAGAGTTACAACAACTGATAATCTGGCTACTATAACGGCAACTGGGTATTTAAATACTCAGATTGCCGCAATTCAAGCGATAAATCACGGTGCGTTTCAATGGACACCCGAAGATAGCTGCCTCATTTATTATAATGGCGGGGACGGTTTTTTTAATGTTGATTATACCGTCAATTTTACTTTTGTTCCCCAAACTATCGAGCCTGTTACTAGCGCATGGATAGATAATTGGGTTTTTACTGGAACCGACTTAACCATGTCTCCCAGTATTGGGTATTGTGTTATAGGTTCATCTCCTACAGTAAATTTAACGATGCCAACTATTTGTCCAAAAGGCACAGTAATTATTGTTTGTGGTTTTTCGACAATATGGAGAATTAATTTAAATGCAGGACAAACTATTATTAATAATTTGCTAGCAGTTGGCACTACTGATGTTTTAGCTTCAGCGGTAACGGATTCGGTAACTTTGCTTTGTGTTACTGATAACACTGCTTTTCTGACAATAAATGACAAGGGAACTCCATCTTATTTATAGGATAAAAAAATAATGGCAGCAGTTTATACAAATGGTTTAAATTTATTTAATTTGACGACAAAATCGACGCCAACAACGTCAGATTATTTTCCGCTAGGTGACGCGGCTGTTACAGGAATCCCTTTAAAGCAAGCAACAATTGGAAGCATGCCTTCGGGAAATACGAAAATTACAGAAAATGTGCAAAATACGAATTATAATTTAGTTGCAGGCGATAAGGGGAAAGCAATATTATCAAATTTAAGTGGTTATGCTAGTCCAGCTTATACCTATACTCTATTGGCACCAGGAACGGCAGGAGCAGGATGGTTTTGCTATATTGTTAATCAAAATTTATCTGCATTTGCATACAATACTATTACGCCATCATCTGGCTTTATTAATGGTCAATCAAGTATAGCACTTTTACCTGGACAATCTGTTTTAATTTTCACAGATGGAACTAATTATTTTACATTAGGAGAAAGCGGACAAAATAATTTATCTTCTTTAACATGGATAATAGCCGCTTTGCCTGGTATGCTTGGATCTACATATAGCACAACTCAAGTTCAAACTCAGGCATCTTTATTAAATTCTAACGTAGTCGCTATGCCGTTTATTGTTTATAATAATTGTCAAATAGCTATTGCGGAAATTAATGTTTCTATCTTGGCTGCCGCCTCTACTGCTACGGTTGGAATTTATGCGAGTCGTGGTGATAATATCGCCCCCGCTGCCAGCTCTTTAGGTACAGTTTCTATTGCAACTACTTCAACAGGATTGCAGCAAACTTCTTTTGCATCTCCTGTTCAATTATATGCAAACAATGTTTATTGGGCTGCTATACAAACAAGTACAGCAACCACATTGTCACTAGGTAATGTTATTTTAAATACATTACAACAACCAACGGCATTTAATAATGTGTCTTATGGACAAAGTGGAACTTATGTTTCAACCCTTTCAAATTCTTATAGTGCAGGAACACTCCCAGCATGGTCAGGGACAGCCAATAACTTTGTATATTATTTACCATGGATAGCATTATATGCAGGATAGGTAATTATTTATGAATAAAAAATGTAAAATATGTTTTCCAAAATATATTAGATGAGAAGATTTATGCCACTAATTAAAAGTACATCTAAAAAAGCACGACAAAAGAATATTGAAGAAATGATAGCTGCTGGCCATCCTGTAAAAAATAGTGTGGCCGCTGGGTATTCTAATCAAAGAAAATATGAACATAAATCGAATCATGTAAAAAGACATTCTGAGCATAAACATGCATATAAGGAATATTAAAAATGGCATTTCAACCAGTAAATTTAGTTTTGTTGAGCACCCCCAGATTAGTTAGTCAGCCATACGGTATTCCTCAATGGTGGGCTTATCAAACTGCTGATAATATGGCGACAGTCACCGCATCAGGTTATTTTAACATCCAAGCAGGACTATTGTTTCAAAATGGAACAACTACTTTTTTCTTAGGTGATTTAATTTATTGCCAATGCTCAGATGGGATATTACAGGTTCAAATTGCAACTTTATTACCAAATATTACAGTTGTATTACCATCGGCTGATATCGCGCCTGGAACTATTACGACTGCAATGCTTGGAAATGGAATTGTTACTTTAGCTAAACTTTCAGCTACAGTTGCACCGCAAAGCATTATTAAATATTCTGCTAAATATACTACTGTGGGAGGCGCAGCTGCAGAGGCGATTACGATTAGTGGTGCCTTAGCTACAGATTTAGCATTTGTTCAATTAGTGGCACCCGGTTCAAATACGGTTAGCGTGAATCATGCTGTTATGACATCGAATACACTAACGGTTACATTTAGCGCTGATCCCGGAAATACGGCTATTATAAATTATATAATTACTAGAGCAGCATCTTAATTTTAATTAAAAAGGGATATAAAATGAAAAGACATACTGAAGAAAAAAAAGAACATAAAAAAATGGAAAAAAAAGAGCATCATAAGAAAGAACATCATAAAGATGGTAAAAAGAAACATCATATGAAAAAGGATTGCATGTAATCATGGCTGAGAAATGGATACAGAAAGCTTTGCCTAAGTCATCAAAAGGAAAACTCCATCGAAAGTTAGGGGTGCCAGAAGGTGAAAAGATACCAGCAAAGAAGCTTAATAAAGCAGCAAAAAAGGGTGGGGCTGAAGGTAAAGAAGCTCGCCTGGCAAAAACGTTAAAGTCCTTTAAGAAGAAATGAGGTTAATATGACAGCAAGAGGTAATAGCATTAAAGGCGTACCCCCTCAAACTGAGTCAGCAAGAGGTCGCTCAGTCGATCGCGGCTCTGAACGCAAAATGTCTTTTAAAGATGACAAAAATACAGATAGAAATAATCGTATTCAAACGAATTATGATGATGATGTCGTGAAGGCTCAACATGCGAGAAATACGCAAAGAAGAGATACCGATCCAATGCTAGAAAAAGAAGGCTTTCTAGGCATGGATGATATAGATAGATTACGACGCCGCAAAATCGGCAAAATATTTTAATTAACTAGGAGAATATTATGATAAGCGGTATAACAAACTTACTCACTGATTGGGGCCCTAATCCCAGAATGCTGCGCATCGTTACAACCGATACCTTTTACACCATTACTCAGCCAGGCTATTTGACTGCACAAGCTGCTAATATTGCAGCTATTCAAAATTGTAGCGCTAATGGTTTTGAGTGGAAGGCTGATGATGTTTGTTTGATTAGCTATGCAAATGGGGAAGGATTCTTTAATGTCGATTTTTTGGTAAATTTCACCTTTACACCCATGCAAAGCAGTCAAGTGCAACCTAACTATTTGCGTGTGCCTGTGAAATTAGCGGATTTTCTGGCTAACTGGACAACGCCAGTTCCCATTGTTCCCGGCGTTCCAAATTCAATTCTATTTGTTGATAATTGGGCATTTGAGTGGATTTACGGCAGCGCCGCTTTAGCTACTGGTGGAAATATTTATCTGCAATATAACGCAACTACCCATGGTGGTGGAATTGCAGCTTCAAATGCGATGACTGCAAGTGACTTCTATGTTACAGCAAATAGCATTGAATATAGCGCTGGTGGTAAGTGTCCTATTGAACCATTAACGGCTGTCACTGATGTTGGCTTATATCTATCCAATGCAAGCGCTGACTTTACGGTTGGTACAGGTGGCTCAGGCATTGTCCATGTTTGGTTTACCACTATTCAGTCACCTTAATAGATGTTAATACAGCAATTAAGAGCGTTTATAATTCGGCCTACATTATTGGTCACCGACCTCTGGTGTAAGGCCGCTGAAAACTTGCTTGTAATGACTTTATGCGCCGAAACGCAGGGAATATTTTTTAAGCAAATCAATGGAGATGCATTAGGAATATTCCAAATAGAAATTCCCACCCTCAAGTCGGTTATTCAAACACTCAATCATCCTTTAAATTTGAAGTTAAATGAGAGAATTTTATCTGCTTGTTTTTATGCTATTCATCCTAGTCCTGACGCACTTATTCACAATCTACGCTATGCCACATTAATTGCTAGGATTGTTTATAGAAGAGAAACTCAACCTTTACCAAGAGAAGATGATATTCCTCGATTAGCAGAGTATTATGTAAAATATTATAATGCTGGCGGTAAAGCGACGGTAGAAAAAACAATTAAGATTTACAAAGAACTTGGCGATGAAATTGTTGACCAAGGAACATAAAAGAGTGGGTATTGTGATAGCAATTGTGGCAACTTGTGTGATTATTTCATGGACATCAGTTTATTTCCTAGGTGACGACAATGTAGTGGAGGAAGAGATGGATACTATAGAAATTAACATTTTAGAAAATCAATTCCATTTCACAGAAGAAGAAGCCGAAAAAGATATTAGCTTAATATCTCCGCGACATCATTCTAAGGAACATAATTAAATCCACCAAAAATGTAGGCTATTACTATCATTCCAAGCAATAGCCCTAAAGTCATGTAAAGCTCTTTGTCCACTAATGGAATCCATCCGTAAATTTTTTCTTTTCCATAAGCATATCTAAAGCGTATGTATTGGTATCTTTCAAGAATTGTTTGTGACATTCTTCATTCATCATATCCATGCACATCGCCATAATTTTTATCGCAGCTCCTTGCATAAACATAGCATATAGCGCAACTGATTCCTCTTTGTTTTGATTAGATTCAAACATTTCCCTTACTATTTCTTCTATCAATTTTAGAATTTTAGCTTCGGATGTTCGCATCCATAAAATTTCGTTCATTTCTTTTTCATCTAGAGGGGTCATCTAACAATCCTTATTATTTATGTCATTTAAAAGGGGATGTCATCATCGAAGAATTCTTCTTTTGCCTCATATGGCTTAGGAATATCCTTATAAGCGTCCACAGGAGGTTGATTCCCTTTACCTTCACCTTGAGACTTACCTAGCATTTGCATCTCTTTAGCGATAATCTGAGTACTATAACGGTCGGTTCCGTCCTCGGCCTGATATTTAGTGGTGCGTATTGAACCCTCAATATAAACCTTAGAACCTTTTTCCAAATATTTCTCACATACTTCAGCTAGTTTTCCAAACACGATTATGTTATGCCACTCTATTTGTTCTTTAAGTTGCCCGCTTGCTTTGTCTGTCCATTTCTCACTAGTAGCAATAGACATCCGGGTTAGTTTGCCAGAGTTTGTTTCTTTGGTCTCAATTTTTCCAATATTTCCCAAAATTATTGCTTTATTGACGCCCTTAGCCACAGTTTTATTCCTTTTTTTCTAAATATGTCAAAATTGATGTAATTTCTCTTTGCAAACTCTTAAAATGTGAAATAGCAATTTGCTTTCCATGTATATTTATATTTCTTTCCGACATCATTAAAGTATAACATTCTTGATTATTTTCTCGTAAATCTCTTCCAAAAAATATGTGTTTTGCATGTTTGTAAAACTCATCCCTGGTGGTTTCAAATGCCCTAAAAAAATCTTCATCAATAGTTTCATTTTCTGGAATCATTATATCTCCTCAATTCCTTCAATCTCACATATTTTCTTCTTAAACTTCTTTCGCAATTCTGAAAGCTTATCAGTTGGCTTAAATTCAATGCTAAGCACAAAAGGGGAGTATTCCAATCTTCCTATGTCTGCATCTTCAAGTAAATGCCAGTTGCTATAAATCAACCTATTAATTATCTGTCTAAGCTTTTCTATTTTTTCGTCTTTAGTCATTATCAAACCCTTAGATACTCTGCGCCTTTCACTATCCTTTCTGACCCCTCAACATTAGGAGGATTAGCGCTAATCTTTTTAATCCATTCTAGCATTTCAGGTGATTTCTCTTTAAGAATCCTTCCAAGCTGTTTCTTATCATCTTCTTTCATATCTTTAATAAATAGATAAGCATTTTGAATGTCATTATCAGCATGAAATGAAACTAAATTGTTATAGATGTAGGAAACCGTTTCGCTTGTTTGAGCGGGTTCGCTTTTAACTGCGCCAACCTTTTGTACTTGAGGTGGCGCACCATCAAGCCATTTACGTATTCTTTCTCCAGTAGCAATGCTCATTTTCTCGATGCAGCCATCAAATAAGCCTGTTCTGTCTTTGCTTACACTAAATGAATGATCCATAGCAGTATCAAACACAGTAGTAAACTCATACTCCATTCCATCACGCTGAATAGCTGCCATTCCAACTTTTTTAGGCGCAGAGCGTCCTTTGTCGTTAATCTCTATAACATGCTCTTGCTTGCTTCTCATTGTGACAATAACATGGCATGAGCTGTGAACAATCTTAGACTTGAATAATTCTTGCTCTTTAGTGATAGAAGCCCAATTAGTAAAGCTATTACCGCCCCTTGCATCTAGGGAGGTCTTTTTATCTAACAAGCCGCCTTCACCCGCCCAGGCGTGAGATATAGAATCAATAATAATAATGTCGTAACCTTCCTTTTGACCTAACTCTAAAGCTTGAATATATTTTTGGATTGTATAGGGCGCATCAAGCTCTAGAACGTCGAAATCAATACCTTTTGTTATTTCGTGGTCAGCATATAGATTTGACGATCCATCCTCACTATCTATCACCAATATCCTACCTTCATCAATTAATCCTTTAGCCAAAAGTAGGGCGCTCATAGTTTTTCCAGCGCCAGAAGGCCCAGTAATGGCAAGCTTTATTTTAACGGCTTTTCGTTGCGCTTTATTAATAATCATATTAATGCCTCATTTCTTATTCTTTTCATCTCATTTTCAACGTCTTTTATCTTTTCTTTTATATAATGAATCCTGTTGTCTATAGTCATTATATCTTCAAGATTTAAACAATTTTGACTAAATATCTTCTCTAAAATCAAGATGCTTTTTCTAATTGAGCTAAGAAAATCTATTGCATTTTTATCTAGTGGCTCATTCATTTTACTACAAACCTTCTACTTCCTGGACGCTTATCTAAATATGCTTCGTATAATTCAGGATTATCTAATAATAATCTCTTACTATCAAAGAAATTTACATCAGCGGTAAATTTGTATGTGATTAATTCTTCACCATCCTCACTTACCAAGACTTCGTGGTCTTTCATCTCGCTAACAAGCTTTCTTATTAGCTTTTCTTCAAGCGCTTTTAAATCTTTTAACATTTTACGAGTCTTTTTAAGCTCAGAGATTAACCTCTGAGCCTCTTCTGTTGATTGTATTACGGATAATTCACTCATTTTAACCACCCCAATTCTAAAACACCTTTCATTATCTTATCAGCCCTAGCGCTCATTTCTTCCTCATATCGCCGACCTTCATCTGACGTTATGAATTGTTGCATATCATCGTCTTGTGGGAAATAGTATTCATCTTGCATTTCACTAACTCCTCGTGTATTCTCTGACTAACGAAGCCATTGTAAAACAACAGATATAAAAAGGCAATAGTAATGGTAAAAAAAATTAACAGGAATAAACAAAAGGCTATCAATATAAGGGTGACTGAATCTCAATATAAAATTATCCGTAAAATGGCGGATGATAATGCTATTTCTATGACTGAATGGTTTGAATTAGCTTGCTCAAAAATGATAGATAAATCACTTGTTGAATGGAGAAAGTTGTGAAAATGTTTGAAATATTTTTACAGCTTATTGGGATGACGGTCGTTATTTTGTCAATATGGTACAACTACGCTTATGGAGCTGTCTTTAAAAAGCCTATCGTTAGTTATGGGCTTCCTATTTTGGTTATTTTATTAATAGTTCCTTTATATTTCCAATAGGTTTTAAATGCTTATATCTCTCTTATTAATGCTGTTAATATTATTGATAAGAGAGGTTATGCATTACATCGAAGTAAGGTATTTAGAAAGGGTTGCAAATCAAATGGTAATTGACAATATAGAAATGTTAAAACTATTACAGAGAGCTGGCATAGCGATGCCAGCAAGGGCGATGAATGATGAATGAAAATAGAAAAAAAGCAATGGATATTGTAATTGATGTTTTAGAATATTGGGAAGGTAATGTTAGATGGGATGCTGTTATTGTTGCTAAGGATATCTTAGATACGCTGGAAAAACACAAAATTATTAGGGAAGAATATGAAAGGTGAACACGAAAGGCTATACAGAAAACTTTTAAAGCTTAGTGGTGAAGGTGGCTTTAGCTTTGCTCACTTTAGAGATAATAAGGTTATCTTGGGTGATGTGATTACAAATCTTGATGAACATAAGTTAGAAATGGCTGGAAAGAATCAGTTAATCGCTGAACAAAAAGACATAGCCGAATTTATGTATTGCTTAGCAATGACATATCTTGTAACGATGAAAAATTTACTAAATGTTGATTGCGATGAATTTATGAAAATTTTAAATACTAAGATAGCTGAAAGTAAATATATTTTTGAGAATGGCAAATCCAGGCCAGGGTTTAAAATCAAGAAGATTATTGAAAGTAATGATAATTTGCAATAGGGGGGCAGAGAAGATGACTGTTGAGATACATGAATGCGAAGTTATAAAAAAAAGCATAACTGAGGCTATAGCAGGTAACGAGCAAGCTTTACAATTTATTAAGAAGTTAATTCGCAATGAAGTTAAAGAGCAATTGATTGATTATCAGAAGATTAGAGAAATGACTTTTCAGAATTTGAAGGATAAAAGGAAATGATAGCTAATCAGGAATGGTTTGAGGGGAATAATACTTATGGGCATGCATTGTCTTTAGCTAAACGTTTAGAATGGGTTTTGGATAATGATTTTACGTTAAATCGTAATTCAGACATGGGTTGTTTGCTTATTAAGATTCAAGAATTAATTACAAAATGGGAAATGAGGGAATGTGAATGACTGCTAGCATAGATAGGCCCGATTTCATTTGTGGTTTAACTATATATCAATGCACTAGATGTATGATTTTTTTTAACCCTAAAAAAGATCGTTACTTAATTGGTTGTGATTATTTGATTTGTGAGCCGTGTGTGGATGAAATATTGAAAAAAGCAGATAAAAATGACAGTTAGTGAGCTAATAGAAGAACTTAAAAAGTATCCTGCTGATATGCCCGTTTATGCTAGCCATGATGTAGATGAGATAGAGGTTGCTTCCTATGGGTGTAGCACACTTGAGACTTATGTTTATATACGAGGGGTAAGGAAGAATAATGACAAATGAAGAACTAATCGAAGAGCTAATGACACATCCACCTAATGCTAAAGTGCTTCTTAAAGATGATGAGCATACAAAATTATGCTTTAAGGCGCGCTCAGTAATTTTAGAATCTGAAGAGGTTATTTATATTTCAAGTGGCTTCCGATTGAAGCATTACGAGGTTATCTGAGTAGGTGACATTCTATAACCAACTCGCCCCCGCTTGAGGGTGGGGGCTTGTGGGTAAGTTTGTCGTATCTCGAGCTAATAAGGAGTTCTAAATGAAATGCACTAAAGTGTTAGTCAAAGTGCAGTTACAAGATAACACTATTTTTCCGCAAGGGAAATATAGTTGATGTTATTAAAATGAATAAGAAAGTAGATCGTTCAATTAGAACGTAGTATAGTCAAAACAATTTCAATTTAACTCGTACCCTTTGACCCGTCCGCCAAGATTGTTCAAAAGATACGAGCACCGCTTTCAAGGAAAGATAATGCAAACCATCAATACTAATACCACTCAGAACGGACAATTTGCAATGACTGGAAGTATCCAACATATCACGACAACTGTCAATCATCCATCTAACAACGTTGTAAATACACTTATTTCAGATCTAAATGATTCTAGAAGATTAATGTATGAGCACATCTATTACCAACTCTTAAACAAAGGCGCTGTCGGCGCTCTATTCAAATCTAACGAGCTTGCCGCTAGGGGTGGCTGTACTACTAGGACAGCTTACAGCTTTCTCAAGGAGCGCGAATCTAAGGGCGAAATAACAATACAAAATAAAGGATGCGACGGTGTGCTTATAACAGTTCTAAAGAAAGGATGGGAATTAAGTAAGTTATTCAAAACCGCATTTCTAGCTTATTTCCGAGATAAAGGCCTTATTCCTTTTATATATACATCTAATACCTCCCCACCTTCCGGTGTGGGTTCTAATTCAAATTTTAAAGACAAGGTAGAGAAGATGTGCTCTCAAGCTGGATTGACTGAAGCACAAACCAGAAAGGTTAAGGAAAGCTTGAAAACAGTTAAAGAAATAAAGAATTTAGGTGGCTTAGTTAAGCACTTCATTAATAAAATCAAGGATGGAATCATGGAAGCTGTTAAAAATTCCCAAGAAATCGAACGAGAGAAGATTCTAGACGATAAATTGAAAACTCAATCCTACAGAGATGCTAAAGCAGAAATGCAAATACAGGGCATTCAGGAGCCAAAACAAGAGGGTTTATTAATGACGATTGAAGAGCATGATGCATCTAGAGTTTATGAAGCTATTAAAGAATCTAAATCTATAATAATTTACAACAGACTTAGAATAGAAAATGGATTAGCTAAAGTTCATTAATGTTCCACGTGCAACATCTCACACTTTCACGTCTAATCTCACAATGTGAGAGTGTGAGACAAAAAAGGAGATTTTTATGAAGGAGTATTATTTAACTAACAAGATATGCGGCTTATTTCGTTCACAAGCTGAGAAAGACAGACTCGAGGAGCTGGAACGACAACGTATAATTACAAAGATAACGAACTCAATTAATTTTGAAATTGAACGAGAGACAAAAGAGCTAAATAAGCGCTTATGTGGTTTAGTTAACTTTGTAGTAGAGCGCGAGATAAGTAAGAAGGATGAAAATATGGATTCTTTTTGCTAAGCTAGTCTTGGCTCAGGATTTGAAATTAACTCCTGGAAGGGTAATGACAAGCGCCCCTGAGCTATTAATCAAAACACGGTGCCCAGCAGTTCGGGTGCTTTAAGCGCTCATTCCTTGAGCGGCCTGTCTGCATAAGTTTTAATCCATCCACCCATTAAGCTTGTTATGCTTATTCCATCTTGAACAGTTCTTGCCTTAAATTTTTTATAATCTTCTTCGGGAAGAAGAAAACAAACCTTTTTGGCTTTCTTCTGATTTACTACCTTGCTAGCTTTCTTGTAATCTATATCGCTAGGAATTCTAGATTTCTTTTTTACTTCCATCGTTTTTCCCATATAAATAATCTAATATTTCATTTGTAACCAAATCCATTTCTTTCATTGCTAAGCCATCTTTTGTCTCATAAACCGTATGGCCTCCGTTTGCAGAGCGCGCAAAGCTTAGTCGGTGAGACAATGTGTTAGTTAGTGTGTATATTTCTGGAAATTCAGCCAAAGCCTTAATGACGTCGCCACTAATTGTTGAGTTTGGAATGCATTGGTTAAGTACAAATACAGCCTTTAATTTTGGATTTATTCTAAGGGCTGTTTTAATTAAAAACACAGTATCTTGAGTAGCCCAGACATCATAAGGACTAGGTCGAACTGGGATTATAATAAGATGGGATAAAGAAATAGCAATCCCGTGGATTTCAGCCGTATCACCTGCGGTATCTATGAGCATATAACTTGACCATCGACTGCGGGCAATATCCTCACTAGCAAGCAACGTTTTAGCCCTATCAGCCCCTATCACGTCGATCCCCTCTAAAGGCGTGCTCATGGCGTTCTGCCAGTCTCTAGCAGAGCCTTGATCGTCAGCATCTACAATCATGATAGAGCGCGGATCATCATGTATTTGAATTGCTCTCGCAAGATTGACGCATAGAGTCGTTTTTCCCACCCCACCTTTGTGATTTAAAAACGAAATAACTTTCAATGGCTTTTCCTTTTATTATAGTAATATTGATTTCTATAATAATAGCATGCTAGCATACAAGAAAACTAGGAGGAGTTATGGAAACACCACTTTATACCTTACAGGATAGAGCCCTTGAAAAAGCCAAGGCTGAGCTAAAGGCCAAAGGAATCATCGATCCAATGCTTAGAGGCTCACTGAAGACGGCGGAAGAGTTTGACGAATCTATTCGCTATAGCGAAAGACTAGCTCAGCTAACCGCGCATTATATGCGAATGCCTTCAGGTGATCGTCCACTTATACCATTATCGAATTCAAAGACAGAACGGAAACCCTACAAAGATGACTAAAGTATGTGACTGCGAGATTTATTGTCAGGATATCGAGAATTGTAGATATAGTTTGGATATGGTTATTTTGGGTGATTTCTCGAAACTTGAAAAGTCTAATGTTCAACTTGAAGAGACATTAAAAGAAAAATTTGAGGATTTAAAATAAGGATTAAAAGTGATGGACCACATATTTGTTTATTGCTGTTTCGCTATAGGTTGTTTAATTGGCTACCTTATATTTGTGAAGATTAATAGAATGATATTTGGATATTTCTATCCGATGACTAAGCCTGAATGTATGTTTCATCATTGGGAAAAAATAGGCGTATGGAGCAAAGGGGAGTTTAACTATAAGCCGATTTTACGCTGCAAAGTTTGTGATAAGAGGGCGCCGAATGACGACTGATGATGTTTTAGAATGGATAGCCATTAAGACTTTTGAAATGCATACGCATCTAACTAATATGACTGCATTTGAAAAGGCAAATGAAGAGAGAGAAAAAATAGCTTGGAAGCTTGATATTTTAGAAGAGCTTAGATTGCATATCCTAGCCAAGACGAATCCACATAATAGAGAAGATTTGAAATGATTAGCTTAACTAAATTAAGACAATATATTAGTGAAATTCGAGATGAAACAAAACAAGACATTATAGATATGAGAGAGCAAAAAAAAGACATGAATTCTTTTAGAGCGGGTCATACCATGGGAGTCTATGAAACCTGCAGCGGATTATTAGCTATGATTAAAGGGAGTATTAAAATAGATGATGAGATTTCATAACCCATTTTACGATTCAAAAAGTGTATTATAAAGAATCAACTCCCTCGTAGCTCAGCCTAGTAAGACAATACCTAGGGTTCCATAATGAAAATTATGGTTGGTCAGAGACACCTCGGGAGATAATCTAAGAGGAGGTCCCGGGTTCGAATCCCGGCGGGGGATCCCTACTACGAAACTCGAAAAGAGGAAAAATGATTGAAGAAGAACTTGAAAATTATATTTTAGTCGACGGAATTAAGGTCAGGTGCGTTATCTATGATTATGTATCTCCACCACCTTCTGACTTTTCTAAGAAAATAGAAAATATGAAGATTGGAGATACTGTCACCATTACGAAACCCCTGATTGAGAAAAAATAGAGTTATTATCGATAAACATGATTATCGATAGTAGAAAGATGATTTAATGTGTATATGCAAGTGAGAGAAATAACGTAATATTATGTTAAACGGAATACGGTATGGTATACATCATTCACATTAAAAATAATAAAACGGGCGAAATTAGACAGTCCAAGCATGATTATGAGTTTGGTGAATTCATGTGGGTCGAAGGGAGTTATTCATGTGATTGCAATAGAGCTTTATTCTTTTATGCTCACGACGAAGAAGCTTACAATCAGACTTGTGGAGAAAAAGATTTTAGTATTACAGATGTCCATTTAGAGGATGGAAGCAGGGATGAAGAGATGGAAACGTTTGCGAGATGTTGGATGTAATATGTTAAAAATAAGTGAATTAATAGCGAAGCTGTCGGAAATAATTACAGAATATGGGGATATTGAGGTTGAAACCTGGAGTTCTAATGAATTCAGCTTTAAGTCTCATTTAAATGTAAATATCGACAAAGATAAGGTGGTCTTGGAAATTGGGTGATTTAATGTTGGATGTAATATGAGTGAAGATGAAAGAAGAGAGTATAGGATAGATTTAATGGGACAAGGTGAATTTACACATAAAATTAAAGCCTCTTCTATTATTGAGCTTGAGCTATTTTTTGATTTAGAGCATAAATCTTATTTTGTGATATTTAAATTTAAAGATGGAAGTGTATATTTGTTGCCCATTAAAGATAAATATTATCAATCGTTACTATCAATTATGGGTGGGGAAGATAATAAAATGTTGGATGTAATATGACTAAAGAAGAACTTATATTTCAGGCTCAAAATAGATTAAATGATGTAGCGCGTTTTGGTGATAAAAATCCCACTATAAGTCAATTGATGGCTCATGGTATGTATGACTTTGGGCTTTGGTGTTTTGAGATTGGAAAACTTAGCAAAGAAGATGAGAAATTTATGTTGGATGTGAAATGAATGATTTTAACTGACGAGCAATTACACGAAAAAATGGCTGAAATCGGAAATTCAGATAAATCACAATAGAAGTGTACGGGAAATCCGAATAGTTGAGATTTACGAGCGCAATTTGACCTTTAGAAAGGTTAGCCCCTAGGTCCTAGGTGGGGCTGGGCCCGTCTAGAACTCCCTCGGTGCAATTCCGAAAAGCGCTCACTTTATAGTGCTTTAACTCTTATCAGAGATTCCGATGACATCTCGGTGAAATAACAATAGAATCAAAGAGTTTTATCTTTTAATGCAAAGCAGGGAATGCATGAGTGAGCGATGGTTATTATTAGGATGCCTAGGGTTACTGGGTTGTTTAGTTGGCTATATGATAACATGTCCCCAACCATGCTGGCGGCCGGCTTGTTTGAAGTGCAATGAAGAAATGAGAGTTATAATTAAGGCAGATAAATAATGGAAAAAGAAACATTTTCACGAAAAGGAATGACTCGATTGCAGGTAACGAGACATGTTACTGAGCAGCTTAAGATTATTATTGATCCCTTGATGGCTGAATTAGGAACCATGCTTAAGAGTATGCATGAAAGGATCGCTGACTTAGAGGCAGTTTCAAATACGATGATTTTAAAAGTTAAAGAATTAGACGAAAAAAATAGAACAATTAATTGATACATTTTTCAGAATTCAAACCAAGGAAGAAGATGAAAAAGATTCAGCGAGAACAATTTGAACAGATGGCAGTTATTGAATGGTTCCAGAAAGCATATCCACGTTTAGCTAAATGCTTATCTGCTAGCGCTAACGGTGGAAAGCGAGAAACTAAAATAGTTAAAACGAAGAAAGGGCCGAAGAAAGTTTGTCCTGAAGGCGCAAGATTAAAGAAAATGGGGGTTTTAAAAGGTGAACTCGACCTATTTCTAAGTTTAATAGCTACCCCAATTGAGAATCAGCATACTAAATTTCTTGCTGGACTTTATATAGAAATGAAATGGGGAAAGGGGAAAGTCTCAAAACAACAGCAAGAAATTATTGATTTGAGAGTCGCGTCAGGTTATCAAGTAGCTGTTTGCTATGATGCAGAAGACGCCATAAAAGTGATAACAGCGTATTTAAAGCACGCTGTTTTACCTGGAAGTATAGAAGCTTTAGAGCTTAGAAAACCGAATTATGCGATTGAAGTGAATCAACTAAATCAGGTTCCTGCGCCGGTTTTGCAATGTGTGTCGGAGTCTCAAGAACCACCACCTCAAAGCCAAGTTCCTTTAAAAGTGAAATCGCTTCGTCGGAAAAAAGCTTTGACTCCATAGACATCAATTTAGAAATTTTCTTTGCGTTTTCACACTGAGCATAGCGTCTTGTTTTGCCGAATTTGTCGTTTTGACGGAGATATATTTTATTGTTCATTTGTATTCTCATCTTATTATTAAATCGCCGCCTGTTGTGAAGGTAAGGCAATCAGTATTATATCCCTTCTCTTCTAAAGCATGCTTGACTCCCTTAATCATATAGATGCCATTTGAAGTAAATCTTAAAAATGTTTCAACTGTATATCCTAAATCATCCACAGCGTTAAGTTCTATTTCGCCATCTTCGGTATAATCTAAATTTAATTTTATATTTCTCCTTTTTTCTGTATATATATTTTTTTTCTCAAAAATTTCTATATTGAAACCCATCGCCCTTCCTCCGTAAATTCATATTGTACAACCTTGCCATTTTCCATCACGGCACATGTAGCGCCGGGAAATTCTTCGAATTGGCTTGATTCATATTCTTCATAGTTATTGTCTTCAATAATTGAATCGCCTATTCTGCTCATTTTAATTCCTCTTCATAAATATAGTGAGGCGGATAATTCAAAGGGTCGTCCCAACCTTCATCGCCAAGCTCGGATTTTTCATCTTCGAGAGATTGCCAGTAGTCAGCCATTTTACTCATGGTTCAATCCTCGTTTCATAATGTGTGATATTGATATCTTCATTGATTAAAAAATGTTCAAAATTTATACAATCAAAATATGGATTGTGAGTTAGATTGTATAGATATAGTTCTTCTGCTTCTTGTAATGATACGTTCATGTTTAAAGCACTCCAATTGATTTCAGAAAAACAGGTGTAAGTAATCCCATAATCAAAATACCTATTGACCAAAGAGATTTAAATCTGTTATCTAATTTATCGTTGAAATTTTCCATCAATAAGTTAAATTTATCATCGGAGTTTTTTCTGCTTAACTCAAACTCGATTTTAGTGTTTTTTTCCATAGCTTCAAATTTATCATCAGAGTTTTTCAACATTAATGCAAATTCATTACGCATTGATTCAAACCTACTGTCCGTAGTTTTCTTTAAAACGCGCAGTCGCACTTCATTATCCATGGGTTGATTGTCTTTCATTTTAAACTCCTTTGACTAACATTTGCCCCCGAAGGGGCGTTTATTTAAACTAATTCGTAGTGACCGTTTTTAAATGAAAACTCAAAATGGTCTTGAGCTTCGAAGAAATCACAATCTGTTAAATCTTGGAGGTATAAAACCCAGTCTAACCAAGATTGTACGCGGCCTGATTTTTTAAATTTGTAGTTTGCTTGCTTGTTCATGGTTAACCTCTTAAATGAAACTTTCGATTGGAAAGCAATCTTGTGTTTGTATATTCACAACAAAATAATCATTTACGTCATTTAAAGCTGGACCCATTCCCACGTAGAATTTTTTATTTATAAAATTTATTAAAGTTGTCTCTTTGGCAAAACTTTTAACAATCTTTGTGCTATCAGGCGTGTATCTGTGTAATTCGTATTTCATTTTGAACTCCTCATTTATTAACTATCTCTGACTAACGAAGCCAGTATACGATAACGATTCGTCATCGTAAAGCGATATTTTATTAATTCCAGCATATAATTGTTATAAACATAACTAATTATATATCGAGTTTATCTTTATATAGCGTTTTTTTCAGCAATATTGTATTTGCAAGTATTATTGTGATAATTTAGGGGCAGTTACACATATATTTTTATTTGGAGAAAATAAAATGAGCGGAATGGGTGTTCACGATTATTCAGAAGATCGCGGTGAAGATTCTCATTACAACGGCGTTCCATCGCAATATGGAAAGCGTGTTGAAGCCCAAGAAAAAGCGAAAGAACGCAAATATTGCTGGCCTGGTGACGCTGATGGTCATCACATGAGAGAGATGAGAAATGAGCAAAAAGGTCCATAATTTGTTGGCTATATAAAAGCAATATGACTGAGAAAAAAGATGTAGGAAGGCCGCCATATCAACCCACAGACGAAAATAGAACAACTGTTTGTGATATGGTGGCTTGTGGTTTATCACATGATGTGATTGCTAAATGTTTAAAAATATCAGATGAAACTCTCCGAAAATATTATCAAGAAGAATTAGACACAGCCAAAGGTTTGGCGATTAAAGCAATCGGTAAATGTTTAATGCAAAAAGCCCTTGATGGAGATGGACCAAGTCAAATGTTTTATCTCAAAACCCAAGGAAGATGGCGAGAAAAAGATCCCGAAGATGATAAACCTAAATCTGAAACTGAGCTTTATGCATTGAGAAAGATATGAATCCAGAGCTAGAAAGAGTCTTTGGATCACTCCCACTTTTTTCTGCTAATTTCCTTCAAATCCTTTCAAAATCAGGTCAAAAAAAACATCTCGATTTTAATAATGCTCAAGGCTATTTGCATGAGCGCTTAGAAGCACAATTAAAAGCGACAGGTAAAGTTAGAGCTTTATGTCTTAAAGGCCGTCAACAGGGCGTATCAACTTATATTCAAGCGCGCTATTTTCATAAAGTCGTGACATCAACAGGTAAGAAAGCTTTTATCTTAACGCACGATGCCGAAGCCACTAAAAACCTCTTTAACATGACTAAGCGTTTTTATGATAATTGCCCGACAGGTTTAATAGCGAAAGCTGATTTATCAAATGCAAAAGAACTATTTTTTAAAACTTTAGATAGCGGTTATTCAATCGGCACTGCAGGTAATAAGGCTGTCGGTCGCGGTCAAACTGTGCAATTAATGCATGCCTCAGAAATTGCGTATTATACGAATGCTGAAGACCACGCCACGGGTATTTTCCAAGCGGTTTCTAACGAAGATGAAACAGAAATCATAATGGAATCTACTGCTAACGGCATTGGAAATTATTTCTACAATATGTGGATGAGTGCAATGTCTGGAAAGTCCGAATTCCAAGCAGTATTTATCCCATGGTTTTGGCAGCCAGAATATAAATCTCAACAAAGAGAAGGCGAAAACAGTTTAAGTGATGAAGAGCAGTATCTATTATCACAATATGAGCACGACGGCTTAACGACTGAGCATTTATATTGGAGGCGTAGAAAACTGCATGAGTTCAGCAACGACTATGAAACATCCGTTGAAAAGTTTAATACTGAATATCCGTTTACAGCCTTAGAGGCTTTTCGCAACCCTATCGAAAATAGATTTATTAGAGCTGATATCGTTAAGCGTGCGCAAAAGAATAACATTGATGCATCAATGTCTCCTTTAATTATCGGTTGTGACCCAGCCATTTCTGACAATGATTTTACAGCAATAATTCGTCGCAAAGGCCGCGTGGCTTATGGTTTAGAACTTCATCACAATCTCAATACGATGGAAATTGCAGGCGCATTAAAACGTATTATAGACAAAGAGAGACCAGCCAAGGTGGCAATAGATATAATCGGTGTAGGCAGCGGGGTTCATGATAGACTAAAAGAGATGGGATATGAATGTGTCGAAGGCGTTAACGTCGCACGTTCAGCTAACGACAAAGAGAAATTCAAGAATCAACGCGCGGAATTGTGGCACGACATGCGCGAATGGTTGGCCGGTGAATTGCCCGTACAAATCCCTGAAGGCGATATTATGCTGGGTGATTTAACATCGCTTGGATACAAATATGATTCGTCAGGTCGACTTCAAATCGAATCAAAAGAAGATTTACGCAATCGCGGGATGAAATCACCTGACTCAGCTGATGCGCTTGCTATGACATTCGTTGTGGGTGAATATCTTCATGCAGGCGCTTACAAGCCTGAATATATATCTGATAAAGCTCAAGGCATGTTTATATAAGACAAAACTATGGCTAAAAAATCCGAGTCTATAACACGACAAATTAAAATAGCGGTTGAAAAATGGCGAGGATATTTTAAAGTCAATATCGATGAATACCATAAGTTGCATCAATTCGTGCTTGGAAAGCAATGGGAAGAGCAAGAGGAAGATATGCTCATTAAAACACTGAATAAAGTCCCATTGCAGTTTAATAAACTTGCAACCTTAGTTAATACATTATTGGGCGAGCAACAACAAAATACCCCGCAAATTGAAGTCGTGCCTTTAACCAATTGTGATGAACAAACAAGTGAGTTACGACAAATGTTGGTTAAAGACATTATGTTATCAACTGATGCCAAGACGGTTTATCAAGTAGCAGCAAGCCAAGCTTTTGTAGGCGGTTTTGGTGCTTATATAGTAGATACAGATTACGTTCATAATAAGTCATTTGAACAAGATATTGTTTATCGATATATGAGAGATGCAACAAGAGCATATTGGGATGTGTCAGCGCAAGACATCAATAAGACTGATGGAATGTACGCAGGCTACATTTCTCGCATGTCACGAAAGAAATTTAAAGGCATTTATGGAAAGCATGTTGAGCAAGATATCTACAAAGAATCTGGCATTACACAAAGCAAAGAAGAAATCGCATTATCTGTGCAACCCGATGCAACAGAAAATCCTTTTACTTGGGCAGATGATGAGGCAATTACTTTAGTCGATCATTACAAGCGCATATACAAATCAGACATGCTTTATAAGCTGTCTAATGGCAAGACGGTCAATCAAGAAGAATTAGACATCATCATTGAAAAGTCGAAAGAAATGGCTGGCTTGATGCGTGGTAAGGCTATGATGATGGGCTTACATCAAATGCCTGAAGTCGATAATGCTCAAAATATGCATGAAGAAGTCGAAGAAGAAATCACGACTTTATTCGACGATGGAATGCCTATCAGAATTGAAGATAAGCGAGAATATCAAAAGTCTGTGATTATGCATTATAGAATCGCTGGAGATTACATCCTTGAGAAAGGTGAATTTCCTTCAGAAAACTTGCCTGTTATCTTTGTGGATCAACACTCATTTATCGATAAACAAGGCAAACAAATATGTCGTAGCTTTATCGTGGACGCAATAGATGCACAGCGTTATCTCAATTATCTCGGTACACAATGCGCTTATCTATTAAAGATAAGTAGATATGACCAATTCATGGGTAGCAAAAAGAACGTGCAGGGGTTAGATACGGCTGCCCAATGGCGCAATCCTAACAATATAAAAGGTATGTTAATTTATGATGAATCCCCCAGTGGAGCAAAGCCAGAACAGATTAGACCTCCCGAACTATCTGCAAGCCTCATGCAACAGTATGAACGCACTATCAATGATATGTATACGTCTACAGGACTTTACCCCTCAAGAATGGGACAAGAAGGAAACGAAATATCAGGTGCTGCGATTGACGCGAGAACTCGGCAAGGAAGCTACGCAACTTATGTCGCATTTAACTCAATTAATAGAGCGATTACCGCCGGTGGAAAAATAGTTAATGAAATGATACCCCGTGTTTACGATAGTGAGCGTGTAATAAATCTCATTACGCCTGACAAAGGTCGTCAAAATATAACAATCAATAAACAAGTCGATGAATATGGAGAAAGAATAGAAAATGACATTCGAAAGGGCTCATTTGATGTCAGATTGCAAGCGGGGCCAAGCTATGAGGGGCAAAAAGCACAAGCCCTTGAAAGCCTTAACTTGGTACTCCAAGCCAACCCACAGTTACTTAATATATTTGCTGATTTATATGCTGAAAACTTGCCCTTGGTTAATACGATCGAAATTAAGAACAGGCTTAAGACAATTGTTCCACCAGAAATCTTGCAAGCTGGAAAAACTGGAGAAATGCCAAAGCAAAATCAACAGCAAGACCCGCAAGCACAGGCTGCCATGGCAGAGATTCAATTTAAGCAAGAACAAATTGAAATTAAGAAGCAAGAATTACAATTAAAGATGCAAGAATTCCAAGCTAAAAATGAACAATTAGCAATGGAAATGGAAATGCAAAAACTAGATTTAGCCGCTAATTTAGAAGAGCAAAAGCTGAGATATTTAGCACAAACTGAAAGAACAGCTAGCGATAATGCGATATCTCACGCGAATAATATACTTAAATTAATACAACATTCACACCCACATGAGAAGTCAAGAGGGAACAATGACAACACAAAAAAGCAGCATAGATGAATTACTATTAGGCGTAAAAACTAATACACATCCTGAAACGCCAGAAAATCAAGCAATCGAAACAGAGGTTAAAAGTGAAGCGCCAGTCGAGCATTATGAAGAACCGCAACCCGAAAGCGAGATGCAGCAGGTTGAAGATATTGCAGAAGAAAAAGAACAAGAAATCAAGTTAGAACTTGATGACTATGGAAATGAAAAGGCTCCTCCAAGAACTTATACTGAAGTAGAAGTTATAGACAAAATAAATGAGGCTATAAGGGAGCGCTTTGCACGATTTGAAAGAAATAATCCCAGTGTAACGCAAGCAGAAAAGCAGCAAGTGCAACAAGCGACGAATGCTGGTTTTGAATATAACGCAGATAGCCAAGAAAGTTGGCAACATCAACTTAAATCATTTGTCAAACAAACTATGCTGGAAGAGCACCAAGAACAATCAAATCGCGCTCAACAACATAAAGAACAAATGGCGCATGCAGAATTTGAAGATAAGTTTACACGCAGTATGGGTAAGTTTAATGATTTTAGAGATGTCGTCGGTAAGCAACCAATTTCTGACACGATGTTGCTAGCGACGAGAAGCATGCAAGACCCCGCGGCTTTTTTATATGCCGCATCAAAAAGAGCCCCACAAGAATTAGAGCGTATTGCAAAAATGGCAGACCCATATTCACAGATAGCTGAGATGGGAAAACTAGAGGAAAGAATGAAGCAATCAAAAGCAACAACGAAAGCACCTAAGCCATTATCAAAAGTTGAAGCTGATGTGCCAATAGCACATAAGAGTTACAAAAAACCGGATATAGATGATTTATTGCGACAATCAACAGCTAAAAAATTAGCCCAACAAAATCAAAGAAGAGGTCGCTAAAATTAAGTTGATTGCATTTTTATTTAATTTATGGTGATAATTATAGCAAGCGAGTATCTCAAGACTTAGTTTCCGCTTGCTAAGCATTATTAAGACGTGTATCTCGGTCGTCCGTCGGACAAAGGGCATAGAGCTATTTATAGCTTATATATTCATTTGTTTCGATGGGAGTCATTTTACATGGCCAATCAATTTCAAACTACGCAGTACGTCCTCGACGACGTCTTCGTTCGCTTTTGGAACAGTCTTTCTTTTGCACGCACCGCGAACAGAAACCTTGAAGGCGACTTCAAAAACTTAACTTTCGCCACTGGCCAAACTATCGACTATAGACTTGAAGAGCGATATTTAGCGGGCGAAGGCGCAACGGCAGTGGCTGAAGCACGCGTACAGATTATTAGACCGCTTTCTATTACGCAGCAATTTCGCACGATGATTGAATATACTGGGTTTCAATTAACGTTCGATCGCGCACGAGATGAACCTTACCTTGAAATGGCTAATGCACCCCGTGCTAAAAGACTTGCTAACCTGGTAGAAAACTTCATTGCGGCACAAAACTTTCAGCCACAGACTTATCAATGGGTTGGAACACCTGGGGTGCCAATTTCGTTTAACACCATCCTTACCGCTGATGCTTACATGACGCAGCTTGGTATTCCTGAAGATGGTAAACGTTATTGCGCATTGCCTCCTATGATTGCTGCAACGCTGTCAAATGATTTATACCAAGTATTCAACAACTCTGTTAATACAGGTGCATTAATCGATGGATTCGTAGGTCATTTAGCAGGTTTCGATTTCTTCAAGACTAACTTCTTGAATTATCAAACTGCGGGCGTTGGTCAAGCAGGCGGTTCACCTCCAGCTGGCTTTACGCTAGGTGGAACGGTAACTAATGGGCCTATTAATAGTGGCAATACCATTAGCGTAACAGGTTTAGTTGCAAGCCAACCTAATGCCTTTAATGTTGGGGATTTGATAACAATTGTGGGTGGGCCTTACATGGTTAATCCTTTAACCTACCAGCCTATTTTGAATCAGACGGCGCAATTTGTTGTTACAGCTACGACGGCATCAACTAGCGGCGGCACGGCAAATATTCCTGTAAGTCCTGCGATTGTCACAAGTGGAGCACGTCAAAATATTAGTGGGCCTATTATGAATGGCGCACAAGTATTGCTGATGAATTCACACAATGTTTCATTGGCATATCATACTCAAGCACTTGTGTTTGCAGCACCCCCAATCAAAGAATTGCGTGGTGGTGTAGAGGCAGTTACCAGATATTCAGACCTGTATAAGTTAGCGATGACTTATACATTAGGCGCTGATATCAGAAATTATGAACAGTTGGACAGAATCGACGTTATTTGCGGTGTCGCAATTAACCCAGAGTTCTCTGTTGCTATCGTATCGTAATTTCAATGATTTTAACGGCATCTTTAATTGGGTGCCGTTAAATTAAGGCGTAAAAATGGCTGAAGAAACTGTTTTATATCAAGGTCGCGTAATACCTAAAAGTCCCTTTGCTGTCTACATTTATGGGCCAGATAATACCCAAAAAGGTGTTTATTCTTGGGAAGAATACCAAAAAGAAATTTCATCAGGTTTATGGTATTCATCAAAAGAGGATGTTCCCAAAAAGCATTTAACGATTAAAAAGGCTGATAAAAATGCCGACGCCAATCACGGTTAAGCAATTTTGTTATCAAAGCTATCGTTTGATAAATGCTTCTAACCCTACCGTGCCACTTCATGGCGATGATTTGGATTTAATGGTTTTAATATTGAACCAACTTTTAGATTCTTATGCTGCCAATGGCTTATTATTAACTATTGCTAAATTAGTTACATTACCTATTACGCAAGGTCAGGGTATACTAACTGTAGGGCCATCCGACTATGTGCCGACACCATCCATTACGGCTGGAAGATTAGCCCAAATGGATAGCGCTTGGCTTAATCTTCAAGGCGTTGATTATCCACTGATAGACCAAAATCGTGATGAATTCCTTGCTTCATTTAAATATGCGCCATTACAAGGCTTGCCACGCTTCTTAATTCTTTATCCTGATGTCGATATTGTGACGATGCAGCTTTATCCAGCGCCATCAGAGGGCTTTACGTTCAATATGCGGGGTAAATTTCAGCTTACTAATGTGACATCAGATGGAAATCTAGGCGCTTTGCCGGGCTATTATGTTCGATTCCTATTGCTAGCTGTAGCCAAAGATACATCACTCTATAAAGGCAGAGCTGACGCGTGGACTGATAAGCTTGAGATGCAACTCCAAGCGGCTGAGGACAAGATGCTTAGCGCGTCTGAAGTTAACCTCACGATTACCGGCGATAGAGCTAGTCTTCTCAATGCCAATTGGCGAGTACAGGCAGGCATATAACTTATGCCAATTGAACAACTTCCTATCTTCACATACTTCGGGAAACAGCGATTCAGTCAGTTTGGTAGCATTGATGTGGCAAATTGGACAGGCATTCAAGCTGAAGATACAAAGAAAGGACAAGCTTTATATCCTTGTACGGGCCGTCGTCATCTTAATCATTTTGGTCAAAATGTTCTGGTTTTCGATGCAGAGGCTAGTGCTCTTTGGAAAACAATCAACTACAGTTATTACATTGTAGGTGCATCAGTTATTCAATGTGACACTAATTTCAACACTAGGGTCATTGGAAGTGTCGCATTAAATGCCACAACTTGGTTTGCCTATTTAGCTGTTGGAAGTCTTATTTACGCGCTATTAACGGATGGAACAGACATTTATTTGATTACTGAGGATGGTTCTTCGGTGACGTATCAAACCGTCACAGATACTTTTGGGCCGATGAATCCTCAGTTTGTCTTTGCTTTTGGTCAGCGTTTTGGCGTGAATGTAGCAGGAACGAATCAGTTTTATTTGACGACGCAGAATCTATCAACCCCAGGGCATGGAATAGCCAATCCTGCCTATATATTTCAAAATGCTGGCATTGGCGGGCCTATATCGCTAATCGGTAGCGCTACGGGTGTCATTAGACAAATGTGCACCTTGCATGCTCAACTTTATATATTCAATGATGTATCTACAGATATATGGTCAAATATCCCAACACAAGTAAATCTAGTAGGAAACGAAACCTTTTTTCCTTTTAAGCTATCAAGCTCATATAATTGGGATTATGGCATCGCTGATCCATTCAGTTTAGATGTCGACTTTGGGATGATGTGCTGGCTTGGTAAAAATAATAACGGCCTCATTAGTTTTATGGTAAGTAATGGCCAACAGCCGGAATTTATTTCTACGCAAGCTATTAATGTATTGCTTCAAAATTCAACTTATCCATCAGGTTTAAGTCCATTTCAAACTGGGCCGGTCAACGGATTTTTATATCAATATGAAAACACGATTTTCTATCGTGTTTCAGCTGGAACTTATATTGATACAGGCGATGTTGATATTAGTAATAATGCTTATAGTTTGGAATATAATTTCTCTACTAAGAAATGGGGAAGGGTAATAGAATTAAATGGTCAACGAAATCGTATAGAAAAGCATGTTTACTTTGCTAATATGCATTTGGTTAGCGTTCAGGATGACCCAGCTATTTATCAAATGGCAGGAAATATCTATTACAATGAACTTAGAACTCCTAACACGACATCACAAGACGCTAATGCTTTTACCGCTTACCCATTTCGTTATGAACTGACTACACAACAAATATTTAATGAAGACTACTCTGAATTTATAACAGATTATGTCGAAATAGATTTTGTTTTTGGCATTGACAGTTATTATATGGATTCCCCTTATTCCAATACAGTTTTCATAGTTGATGAGCAAGTCGGGGCAGATGGTAGTCCGCAATATTTGATTACTGAGAATTCAATTAATTTAGATCCAACCTTTATCATTGCTGAAAATAGCAATTTCCCAACATCAGATGATAATCATTACTTTCAGCTATTTAAGCCACAAATTAATCTAAGCTATTCTGATGATGGTGGAATCACTTTTACTACAGCGGATGTGAGGCAATTTTCTCCTATCGGCAAATACAGGTGGAGAATGCGTTGGTATGAAACCGGAACTTCCCGCAATCGCGCTTACAATTTAGTTTGCGTTAGTCCTACGCCGATTGTAATACTTGGTGCCGTTCAAAATCGCAGAAGAGTAAGTGGAGGCGCTAACTAAATGAATATTGGTCCAATCAATACATTTTTAGACAGAATAGATGCTGCACCAATTTCTAATGATGATTTTACCTTTGAGTTCAATTCTTGGTTGTCGGTCTTGATTGATTCATTAAATGAAACAATAGCGCAAGTAGAAACCTTTATTAATATTCCTGTTGCTGGAAATTATACGACGGCAGAGATAACCGCATTAAATGCGGCTGGATTATTACCTGATGGTGTTTTTTTATATTGCACAGACCATACACCACCATGTTACGTTGGTCGTATAAGTGGCTCACTAGTTCAATTTACGACAAGTTCGTTTCCATAAGGATAATATATGGGTGCTTTTGATTTAGGTGTTGGTGGATTATTTAAAGGTTTTAAGAGCTTTATGAGTCCTGAACGTGGCTATGAAAAAGCAATGAAGCCACTTGAGCAATATTATAATCAAGGTCAATCCTATTTAAATCCTTATCATGAACAAGGTCAGCAAGTCTATCCCCAGTTAAATCAGGCATTTCAGAATCTCTTGAATCCTGTTGAATTGCGTAATCAATGGAATTCACAATATGAAATGACACCTGAACATCAAAATATGATAAACATGGCAACCGAACAAGGTCAGAATACCGCACAGGCTTTGGGAATTGGTGGTACGACACCTGCCTTGCAAGCCATTCAGTCTGGCGCTACAGGAATGGCAAATAATTTTAAACAAGACTTATTCAAAGATTTTCTTAATATGTATGAGCATGGGGCTAATTTAGGTCAAAATTTATATGGACAAGGTCAAAATGCAGCAACTAATCTAAGTAATAATGCTAATAATTATGGTCAGAATTTAGCGGAATTAACTTATAATAAACACAATGCACCCGGTGAATTGTTACAAAAGATGTTAGGGGCTGTTATGGGCGCTAAAACTGGCGGTGGTGGCGGCTGGTCAACCACGGGAGGTATGTAATGCCATTAAATATCCCATCTTCTAGAAGCGTCGGGCAAGGATTGCTTCAAGGATTAGAGACAGGCTCTAATTTGATGAATAGATTGATGCAGCAAAAATTAGCTCAAAGACAATTAGAGCAGCAAGGGAAGCATTTTCAACAGGAATTACAACAACGTAATGAGCATTTTTACCCGCAATTAGAATTACAGCAACAAGCAGGTCAACGAGCAGAAAAGTTAATAAACCCTCAAATAGAGCATATGAATGCTCAAAATGCAGGAATTTATGGCAATTTAGCTATAGATAAGCAAAAATTAGCATTAATGCAACAAAAAATGCCTTATGAAATCATGGAGGTAATGAATAAGGCGCAAGGCTTAAAAAATCAAGCTGCTTTATATGAACAACAAGCCATTTTAGTTCCAGCCCATGCTGAAGCATATAGAGCACAAGCAAGACAAGCTAATGCTCAAGCAGATAACTTAATCGCTTTTACTGGCATGTTTAATCAAGGAATGCCAGGTCAAAGTGCTGAAAGTCAATCCGCAAATCCGCAAAATCCACAGATGGGTCAAATTGCCAATGGTATGATAAATCAGACGCCACAGCAAAATATGGGTCAAGCGCCTCATCATAGTTTAGGTGCGAGACCTAATGCTCAGCCTCAACAGCCCATTGCAGCCCCTGCTTTACCTGCAAATATGATGCCACCGCAATTTGCTAATCAGGCTATACAGCCTCAGCAAGTGGCACAGGAGGGTAATTTCAATCCTTCAGAAATGCCATATGGTCAGGAAATGTTGATAAGACCGCCAACACCAGGTCGTGAAAAATTAGATAATATTGCTGGTATTAATATGCCTGGCGCTATTAATGCTGCACCCATTCAGACGAAAACAGAAAATGGTGTTCAATATAAGACTTATCCAAGCGGAAAAGTCACAGCAATGAAAGTTGCGCCATCAGGAGCTGAAAAAGCGGCTTTAGAGACTGAAAAGAAAGGCACTCAAAAGCAACAGCAATTAAGGATTAAAGAAGCGGAAACAATTAAGAAAGAATTGCCTGTCGCTGAAAAATATGTAGCTGATGCCGATCGCTTATTAGAATTAATGGATGAAACAGCACAAGATTATGGCAATGTTTGGTGGGGAAAACGTGTACCTATAGGAAGTCAAGAATTACAAGAATATATGAGAGAGCAAGGCATTAATGATCCAAGATTTGGAGAAATGCAATCAATTATGCTTAGAATGGCTATACCTATGTCTCAAGAATTTTCAACAAAAGGGTTAGCTTCTGGCTTGCATGCCGCATTACAATCTAAACCAGGATTTTATGAAAATTATAAAAATTCAAGAGGAAAAGCTGAGAAGTTAGCTAAAGATTTAAAACATACCGTTGAGAAAGAAAGAAATAGATTGAAAGAAATTGCACCTGATCAATATCAGGAGCAAAGAAGGCCTATAGCGCAAGGAACATTAAATGGACAAACCGTGTATCAATTTGATGATGGTTGGTATGATAATCCTGAAGGTACATAATAATGGCTAAACTATCGAATCAACAAGCTAGCCAAATTCAACCTATGTTGAATATAGAACTTTATTCGGGTAAACGTGGAAAGATAACAGATCCAAATGTGTTATCTCAAATTAATACTAATCCCGTTGAACACATTGGAACGCCCTACAATCCCAATGTCGAACAGGAATTACAACAATTAAGTAATATGCCAATTGAACCTGGAACACCACAAGGCTGGCCTGGTGTTTGGGAAGATACGAAAAATATGTTTTCAAATGCACTTCCTGAAGCCGGACACATGCTAAAGGGGGCACTACACGATATTCCTGGTGCATTGGACACAATTACAAGCGATGCCCCTAGAGCAACGGGATTGGTCGCTGGGGCAGGCGGCGCTAATCTTCTTAGGCAAATGTTAAATATAGCGCCTAGAGCCTTATCCTATTTAGGAGAAAAAGGACTAATTAATGAAAATTTAGGGGAAGGCGCTAGAAGGGCTAAAGAATTTATTGGACAAGAAACAGGGTTACAAAAGAAATTATTTGGTGAGAAGCCAGGCGATGAACTATTGGCAGGTATGTTGCCATTTATGTTAACTAAAAATCCTCTTTTAATGACTCCACCTATTGCAGCGCTCCAAGGTGCGAATCCAGCGGCGGCAAGCATATTGGCAGCGGGAGGAAAGGCGGCTCATGCTGGCGGTAAATATGCTTATGAGCAAGGGTATAAAATACCAAAAGAATTAAAAGCACTTGAAGAACAATTGATACCAAAAGAACAAGCTGCTAAACCCTTTCAGGAAAAAATAACTGAAGCTGAAGAGCTTTATAATAAAGCTTTAGAAGCTGAAAAACCCTATGAAGAAGAAATAAAACTTGAAGAAAAAAATAGAACTGATTTAGAACAAGAGAATAATTTAATAAAAAATGAATATGATTTAGCTAATAAAAAATTAAAAGAAACTAAAGAAGAAACAGGTAGAACAACATCTACTAAACTTACATCTGATATTGAAGCTAATCAAGAAAAACTCAATATATTAAATGAACAAATAAAGACAACCCCTGATTTATCTAAATTGCCAGAAGCAGAAGAAATCTATGATAAATCTGAATCTCAGATAACAGAGTTAAATACTGAATTAGAAGCTTTAGAAATTGAATTAGGACAGCATGAGGCAGGAATAAATGAAGCATTTGGTAAAAAGAAAACACATGATATAAGAATAGCAGAACATATATTCAAAGAACAAGATGCTATAAATAAAGAAATTGAAGGAGAATATAAAGGAATTCATAAAGATTTAGAAGGTGTAGAAGTTGATTTACCTATTAAAGATAATCAAGCATTAAATCAGTTAAAACAGGATTTAAAGAAGGCTGCGCCTAATGCTACAGATGCTGAATTTAAGTCTTTATTGGAAAGTGCCGCTGAACAATTAGGCGTAGGAATAGAAAATAAAAAAATAAATGCGAATGATTTGATAAATAAATGGCGATCTATTCGTGATAGAGGCTACAAACTAAAAAATGATGCTAAATTCTCTAAAGATGCTGAACAGAGAAAGCTTATAAATAAAGAGGCAGATAACGCTTTAAATACGGCAAATAGTTTATTTTCATTTATGGAAAAAACTTTGCCTAAAAATGAGTTTACACGATTAAAAGCTAATAATGAAAGATTTAAAAGTGAGGTCGTACCTGTCAGAGGAAACAAAATATGGCGTGAAATAGAAAGAGGTAGAAAGATATCAGGAGCAGATTTACCCGCTAAATTTCGAGGTAAAGAGCCAGGTACTGAGTTACTCCAGGGACATATCCTTAAAAATCCTGAAATAACTGAACTTATGTTAGGTACGCGGCATTTGGAAAAAACAAAGAATTGGCATGAGTTTGAAGAATTGGAAGCGCCATATCGTGCTGCTATGTCACCTGAAACCGCACAATTATTAGAATCTCACAGAATAGGTTTGGAAAGAAAAACCCAAACAGAGGCTAATTTAAAACAAGCTCAAAATACTGCTAATGAAGCAGAGAAAACGATTAATACATTATCACCTAAGCGGGCTAAACAAATAAAAGCTGAAGCTGAAGTTGGATCCATTACAAAAGAATTAGATAAGGCTAAAGAAGATTTAAAGAAATTACAAGAGGCTGAATTACCAGCAAAAGAATCTGAAACAAAGTTTACAGAAAGCAACGAGAAATTACGTCAACAAGATCAAATAATTACAAATAAAAAATTAGAACAAAAAGGCGCTAAACAACAAACTGCCTCACAAAAGCGTGCGCTTAGTAAAGCGGAAAAAAGAGGAAAGATGAACTTACAAGAGTTAGCCGAACATCAGGAAAAGATTAAAGAAAAAAAAGCTCAAATATCAAAACTTAAAAGTAGACTGATGGGTTTAGGTAAACATGTTGGAAAAGTTGCCGTTGTGAAAGATATTTTAAAGATGCTATTTACAGGATAAGGAAGTGACATTTTTAAATCACTTTTTGGAGTTTAAAATAAGGTGTTGCGAGAGGCTAATCGCCCCGTAAAAAATGATTATGCCGAAGAATGCAATAGTTAGCAAAGTTCCTACTCCATCCAAGCCGATTAAAGGAATGAGAATAACGGCGGCTGTAATTAGTATTAATGATTTGTCCATAAAGTGGACTATAACAGATGAAATATGATAAAAGTAGTGTACATACAAGGATTAATCGATGATTAATTTCATTCGCGGGGCAAATCCCGTCTGGTACTTCGTAAACTTACAAGGTATTCAATTTGACGATACCTATTGGCTTTGGACACTTCAGAATGAATTGCCTTATTTGCCTGCACCTGTTTATGAAACGCCGACAGGAACGCC